CAAAAGACTTTTTAATCGTTTTTTTGCTCTATAATCGCAGATAGAATCTTTAATTTTTTTAAACATTTTGATAATGATTTTGTGCTTGTTTTATACAGGTTCTGCAATATGGAATGTTCTGAAATAAATCTTTTGCACGCCCACCACATCTGCTGCATATTTCGTCTCTGTCTTGATAATATGTTTGTGGGAAACTCATGAAGCTTTTTCGAATTCGCCTTCATCAACGCTAAAAGCATTTAACTCATAGAAGCCTGTCAGTTTTAAGACAACTCTAGACATTGCTCTTTTTTCTGCCATAGCAACAGGATATGTCTGTCGACAATTACTGTTTCTGTCAGCTTCTCCAAAAGTTTCTATTGTATTATCATTATAGTTTCCCACACCTTTTATAACTACAAAGTCTCTTTCTACTACAATAGGATTATAGGTTATTTTTATTTTAGCTTTAGCTTGGATTTTATCAATACCATGTCTCAAAAAGATTGTCCATCCTTGAGTTGATTTAAAATAATCTTCTGGAACTAGACCAAATTTTTTGTAGAGAGTATTTAATTGTTCTGATTTTGTCATGTGTTTTGTTTTTTTAATTAAGCAGTAAATTGTTTTTTTCTATCACGAATTTTTATGTCTTCAATTAAAAGCTCATAGCCATCAATCTGAATTTTAAGTTGTTTTGCTTTGTCTGTATGAAAAACTAAATCTGATTTAGCTTTTTCAATTAGGTTATTTATGTAATCCTCTTCCATTGTTATATTTTTTGACTCCATTTGTCGAGTTCCTCTTGTGTAGAGTAGCGTCTTCCTGCAACCTTTCTAGATTCAAGTCTGCCAGAATCCATTTCTTGTTTTATAACATTTACAGACCACCCATATTTTTTTGATATTTGTGACATATTAAACAAGTCTCCTCTTGTAATTATATCTCGTACCCCTGTTTCTGAAACAGAAGGTTTTTGATTTTTTAAATCTGTGTCAATTGCGAATGTGCTTTTCATACTGTCATTAATTTTTTAAGTTCTTTTTTATATTCAAAGTTTTGTTCAGATGTAAATTTTATTTCCTCATTATCTGAATCATGTAAACTAATTATCAAAAAGGTTTGTTCTATTGAATGATTAAGAGAATATTTGTTTTCAATACTTCCACACACAGTCATAGTCACATCTCCTAATGGAATTAAAAGTCCTTTTATTTCAGTCCTATAGGTGTCAGCGTCCTTTTTGGTTTTTTTATTTATATATAATTTGTTGATAGATTTTAACTCTTTAAGAGCTTTTTTGTGCATTTCGTTTGTCATTTTTAGATATATTTAGTATAAGTTTTTTACAAAAAATTATAATGTTTTATACATTATTAGGCTAATATAAGTAAAATTTATATAAAAATCATGTTTTAAATATAAAATCAATATTTAAGTACATAATAATTATTAACAAAACACATGGAAAATATCAGTCCTCAATCAAAAAGGCTAAAAGAATTCGTTGATTTAACAGGGTATTCTTTAAATGAATTTGCAAAACAATGTGAAATAGCATCTGTTAGAACTATTGCAAAAATTATTACAGAAGGCGCGACACCAACTTCAAAAGTTCTTGAAAAAATTATTGCAAGGTTTCCACAGCTCAATCATGATTGGGTTGTCTTAGGCTATGGAGAAATGATTGTGAAAGGTTTGCAAACTCAAGAAACAAGCACAAATTCTTTAGAAAAATCAAGTGAATCTTCATATCAATACATTATCCAAGCACTTAGAGATCATGACTTCGCCCTTAATGAAACAAGTAAATCAGTCGAAAAAGCAAATCAAAAAGTTGATACAACTGCAAGGCTAATGATTGAAACAGTTAATCAATACCGAAAAGAACAACAGGAAAGAGCAGTTGCATTCTTTGACAAAGTAGATCTAAAAATTGAAAGAGGGGAAAAATTTTTTATTAATGAATTAGAAGGCATAAGAAAAAATGCTGAAAAATTAGAAATTGAAAACAGAGCTTTAATACAAAAGCTAGATCACGAACGTAAAGAGAGAAACCAGGAAAATTTTGACAAGCTGTCAAGAAAAATACATGAGTACTTAAAAGAATCTAGAGAATTACAGGAACAAATAATTCAGAAAAAATTAGACGAAGGAATTAAATTTTTAAATGATGAAATGCACAAAAACGCTATTTCTCAGACGGATTTTGCAATTAAAGCTTTATTAGATAAATTTTCTCTAAAAAAAATACTTCCAAAGCTAGGATCTCCAGAAAAAGTATCTAATCCCAAGCATCAGAAATAGTAGTGTTTAATTGATCTTCATCATATTGCTGATAGTTGCTTAAAGTTCTGTCGTCTCTTATGCCTGTGACTTGTTTTACTACTTGTTTAGGTACGTTTTTAAGACCAGATAAAGTAATAAATGTCCTTCTAGCTGTGTGGCTAGAAATAAGCTTATAGCGAGGCGTTTCTTCAGTAGTTTTTTTATTACCATAAAACCTCTCACGAACTACAATGTTGTCAAATCCTGCGCTTTTGCATATTTCATGAATATGGACATTAAACTTCTGTGGACTTATTTTTGGCAATATCCAATCATATTTGTCAAGAATTCTTTTTAGTCTCTTATTTAAGGGTATGTAAGAAAATTGTGCTGTTTTTTTAGCTCTAATCTTTATAATGTTATTGCTTACATGCTTTCTATTGAACCTGGAATAGTCGCTGTATCGTTGTCCAGAATAACAACCTATTAAAAAAATGTCTCTGTAATATGATCTAGGCTCTTTGAGTTTTAGGTTTTCTAAAATATCTAATTCTTTTAATGTTAAATGTTCGTGCTGTGTTTCTCTGCCTTTTAATAAAACACTTTTATAATCCATGTTAACCTGGTAACTATTATTAATGCACCAATTCAAAAACGATTTAAAAAAGCCAATCTTTCTTCTTAGGGTGTTGTCAGAAATATTTTTGTCAATTCTTAAATAGGCAATAAGCTTAGAAAAAAAGGCATTGTCAAAATCCTGCAACTTGTATTTTGTTTTATTTTTTTTCTCTAATTCTAAAACTACTTCATAGACTTTGATGTATCTGTCAATAGATACTTTTTTGATTGTTTGATTTTCTTTTTTTTGCTCAATAAATTCAGCGAAATAATCAGAGTAATATTCTTTTGTTTTCTCTTCTATTTTTTTAAAATGCTTGTCTAATTCTTTTTTTACTATTTGCTTTGACAATCCTTTACCATGAAAATCTTTTAGTTCGTCTAAGACTTGAGCATATTCATTTAATACATGAGTAATTTTTGCATTGACTTTGCCTTGATCTCCTCTTTGTAGTTTGGGCCTTTGTGTTTCTTTATTCCAATTAATTGGTTTTATTTTTTGACCTGTGTAATATTTTAAATAATTATTAGTGTCATTTATATAAACTATAAATTGTATTGCAGTTAGAACTTCATCGTTAGGTTTTTTTAAAAAGAATCCCATAAGGTGAATGAAAAGGTGAATGTAAAATAATAATAAATATTTTTTATTTTTGCATATATTTTCTAAATTTTTTTAAATTGTACTATTGATAGGGTTTTATAAAAAATAAAAATGATTATAAAAAAAGAATAAAAAAATAAAAACAAAGGTTCAAATCCTATCGCGATCACTTATAATTCTCTTAGACCCTATTAACAGTAGGGTCTTGTTTTTTGGGGGAATAAAAAGGGGAATGAAAAGCTATATTTAACTATAAATCCATCATGCAATTTATAGGAGTATGACCCCCTAAAATAACAGCACATCCAATTGCAGGTTTTTTTCCTGCTTTAGCATAAGCCATTGCATAAGAATCAAAATCAATTCCACATCCTGTCTGTGTACCAAAGATTTTAAAATTTCTGCCAACTGAGAATTCAGAATAAGCTTGTGTGTGTAGATGTCCTTGAACTGTTGACTGCATATCTGCCTTAGACTTTGTCCGAGCTGTTCCTGCTTCGCCATGAATATATTGAACTCCATCGTATTCTATGCGCTCAGTAAAATTCCATGTAGGCACTTCTAGAACTTCTTTATATGATTTAATCCATTTACTAGGAATAGCAGATGTTTGAGCCTTTCTCATTACAAGACGATCATGGTTTCCTAGAATAACATCTGCCACAGGAAACTCTTTAAAATATCGTTGTAGTCTTGCAATAGCTAGTTCAAGCTCTTCGCCACCAGAATATCCGTCTGCATCTGTTTCATGATAACTAGAGTAGTGGTTATCAATTACATCTCCTATAAAGATTGTGGATGTACAGTTCCATTTATCATAAGTAACTCTGCAAAAATCAAAATATTCATCTAAGTCAAATGGGCAATGTAAATCTCCAATCACAAGAATTCTTGATTCTTTCTTAGTAATGTGATTATATGCAGCTAATCTTTTTCCACTAAGTCTAGGTCTTTGTGTCATCTGCCTTGACCTTTATATGGTTTTTTATATCCTGTCTGGTTTACACTAGCATTTTTAGAATGAATACCAGGTCTTTTAGTTTTCTTTTTTCTGCGATATGATGTTACTTGTATTTTTGCCATTACCGAGTTTTGTCTTTAAGCTTTTCAAATGTTCTCATTCCGCCTAATCCTAGCATTCCTAAAAGAACAGTCATTAAATGTTCCATCTGTAAAGGAGCAGGAACGCTTTGAATTCCAAATGCCCAAATAGCAAGGTCTCTTATTATAAAATTATAGGCTAAAGCAAAACCACAAATCCATCCTATAAAAGGTCTCCATCCTGCAACAAAAATGCTTCTGTGTTGTGCCTCTAGTTTGTTTATTTCTGATTGCAGCTCAATAAGCCTTTGGGGATCTAATTCTTTGCCTTTTATAGCTTCTCTAATGTCTAGTGCTAAACCCCCAATTGGAGACCTGCTAGAGGATCCTTTGCCTAATAAACTAAGTAATGCTTTTATCATATAACCCTATAAGATGTTCTTCCATTTACTTTCTCAGCTCGTAAGCATCTGCCTCTGTTTTCTTCTTCTGATATATAGCTGACATGAATCCAATTAGGATTTTTGTCATCTCCAAATTCCCAAATCAATTGGTCAAAATTTAGATTGTCTTTTATATAGTGAAACATCTCAGCATTTGATTTGTGACCAAAAGTGTCGTCTAAATCCATCGCTCTGCCTTCTATATGTTGTGATCGACTTGAGCCACCGATAGCAGTATTTAATTCTTCTGATCTAAACATTGAGTTGATTTTTATTGCACCGCCTACATATTTTCTAAGAGGCTCGAAAACATTTTCAGCAACACCAACCATATTAGTAACTTGATAAGCATCTGGATTGTTATTTAAATTAAGACGTAAAGCAGTATTGGATTTAGTTGCTTCTTTAAATGATATGTTTTGGCTAATCTTTTCCATTACTAAACTGAAGCCATATTTGTTTCACTAAATACTCTAAAAGGCGGAATACTATGTAAGAACCAAATATGTTGTAGAAATTCATTTTATATGTGTTCCGTCACAGTTTCCGCTAGGATCGGACGTTTGTCCACATTGACAAGGCTTAATCATTTTTTTAGTTTTGATTTAACTTTCTTTTTTACTTCCTGGAATTTTTCTTCCACTTTGTCTGGAATTCCGTCTTTGTCTTTGTCTGCAAACACACCATTGTAAGTAAGACCTACAACAATAGCAGCAGCTATTAATAATAGAGATAATGTTATAATCATTTTTCGTTATTTTTATCGTGATTCATTGCAGAAACTAAAAGGATTCTATCAATCAGATCTTCCTGCATTTTTATAATAAGGCTTTCAAGCCTGTCTTTTTCAGCAACTAAAGCATCAACTTTTGTTTCTAAAGAATCGTTTTTTCTTTGCAGTTCCATGACCTCGTTTGGATCTTTTCCTATAAAAACATAAACCGCAGCTCCTATTGTGGCAATTAAAGCTCCTACAATAAGTTTGAAAGAATCATTGTTAGAGTTTGGAATTTCTTTCCAACTTAAAAAAATCAACAAAAGAATTACAAAAAGGAAAACAACTCCACTTCCAATGTAGCCCCTTATGTCTTTTCGTTCTCTGCTGTTCATCACTTTAGCTTTTTATAAATTGATATAGATGTATATACTACTGCAAGTATTAAACTGACTGACTGAAGCATAGGATTCGCTTCACTTATAGAAATGCCTAAAGCAAAAAAGTTAACGAAACCAATTCTTAATTCTTCCATTATGCGATTGCTAAATAGATGTAAGTTGCTCCACTTTGATTTACATTTATATTAGTGCTTTTAAATTCTAAACCTTGACTGCTCAACAATAAATCTGTAGTGTAATCTGATTCAGTAGAGACTTGGTTAGCATATAAAGCCATACCATTTGTTCTAACACTATCAAATAACATCCATTGAGAACTTGTATTAGTAGTATTTTTTATTAAAACAAAACGAGGAGTAAAACCAAAATTTATTTGATTTGCTGTATTTAAAGATTGGTTTCCACTATAACTCCCCACCTTCTGATAACCATCCACCGAATGGAAGCAGTAGGCGATTACAGGAACACCATTAGCTGAACCAAGAGATGTATTCCAATTATTGTCAAAAGTTGTAGATGTAGGAACCGCCATTGTACCATCTGAAGAACTTGAAGTAACAAGAGAAGCGCTTTCTGATAACCCTAAATATTGATATGGATTATTATTTAAAAAAAATGGTCTTGCCCACCAAGTACCTGTAGCTTGAGTGTTTTTTTGAATAATTAATTCAGGTGGGCTACTTAAACCGTGTCCTACTTGTATATTACCCGCAGAGTTTAAATTTCCACTAAATTGAACAATACTAAACCCTGCATCTACATTTGCTCTAACCGTACTTTGTGTTGAGCCATCATTATTTGTTGCATCACTTGCTGCACCTCTCCACGCCCAAGCAACGTATGAACCATTATTTTGATTTGAACCTCCTCCGCTCACTTTAAAGCCATTACTATCAAAAGAACTTACACCATCTCCTGAACTTTGCGCATCAGGTTCACTTGGTCTTAAAACATTACCTGTTCCTCTTATACTATCTGTAATATAATGAGGAAAAGATGCTGACAGAGATTTATTCCACACCATATCAGGTTGGAAATTTAGTCCTGTAATTGTTTGAGTACTTCCATTTCCTGTATATAAAACAGGAGCAAAATGGTCAGTACCTACAACACCCCCTGCAGCACCTTGAGAAAGCATTTTCTTTTTTCCTAAACTCATTATATATAACTTGGAAGTTGATAATCTACAATAGAAGCCTTTGTACTTAAAGCATTTATTTCTGCTTCTTTACTTGCACATTCACTCCTTAAAGCTGCTCTTGCATCTAAAATTGATTGAGGTGCTGCCGTACCTTCTTGCGCCCTTACAATTATCCAATCAGTTTTACCTAATTCACTTCCGTAAATACTTTTTAAGTTTTCTATTTTTTGTGTTTTAAGTTCAGCTACTGATTGACTATAAGTTTTGTTTTTAATAGGGTAAGTAAATACTTTATTTTTTGAATCCCATTCTATAGCACCTAATTCTTGGCTTTGTTTAGTTGTTGGTGTAACTACATCATAAAAACCAAGTTCTTCTAATTCGGGATCATTTGAATATTGTAAACCTAAAGCACCCCCAAAAGATTTAAGGTTGTTATAAATTTTTATTGTTCCATCTATGTTAATTGCTTTCATATCTTATTTATTATGGTGTTGTATCACTTGCATAGGTTAATATTGAATAGTTAAAAACAGCATTTGCTGAATCACTAATACATTCTATCATTAAAGCGTTTGTTGTAGAACCATCGTAATCGTTTCCACCTAATTTGTTAAATGTTTCACTTGTAGCAGCGTTAGAATCTAAAGTAATAGTTTGCGCTCCTGTAAGGTTGTGAATAGTTAAAACTTGACCTGTTTTGAAGTTTGTAAAATCAAATTCTATTGCTCCTGTTAAAGAAGAACCCATTACAAAGTTTGTTGCTAATGCCCAATTTACAGTTACTGCTCCTGTATAAGTTGTAATACTTCCACTTGTTGTATATCTTGGTTCTAACTTATCGTGAGTAACATTATCATTTAGAATCTTTGTTGTAATAACAGAATCTGCAGCAAGTTTACCACTTGTAACACCTAAATTAGCCAACGATATAGTTACTGCTCCTGTCGCTGAATCTCTTTCTATTGGTGCTGTCGCTGTTATACTTCCTACATCTCCTGCATCGTCATTATACAGGTCTGTAAAATTATTTTGCACTTTCGTGAATGCGGCAAACAGACTATCGCCCCCACCTGCATTTGCAGCTCCTATTGTTATATTTTCTTGTGCCATTATATTATGTCTTATCTGTTGTTATTGATGTTGTATCTACTTTTATGTTTGTGTTGTCTACTGTGCCACCACAGCTTCCTATCGGATAAATGCTTCCCCATCCGTCTGTTCCTATTCCAGAACCCCACCAACTCTCACAATATATTGCTCCGAAACTCATAGTACAAAGTCAATATTATATGATTCGTAGTTTGGGGAAACGTCTTCATTTGAATTAGAATACCATTCTGGAAAATTAGCTGAAGCGTTAAAAGCCATGTGATCTAGAAAACGTTCTGTGTAGCTTTGCGCTCTGTCTCTCTCTACTTGAATTAATTCTTTTACTTCACTTAAAGATGGCTCACTTGAATTCTCACTTGTTCTTTTAAAAACTCCACCATTAGAAACTGTGTAGGCTGCAGATTTTAAAAACTCCGCAGTTGTTAGATGTATCAAGATGGGTTTTATAAAGTCATTTAAAAGGTTTTTGTGATTTGTTGGAATTGGTGTTCCAGGTAATGCTTTAATAGCAGTCACATAATAGTTGTATAAATCAGTTCCTATGATCTCTCTTAGGTACTGAGTTTGACTTAAATGAAGTGCAGGGATAATCTTGTCCGCATCGATATTTCCGTCCATTATAGGCGACCTTCTTACGATGTCTTCTTTGCTCACAAATAATACTTCTGCCATGTCTTAGTTTTTTCTTCCTTTGTCTGGTCTATCAATCATTTTCTCACTAACAATTGCAGGCTCTTGTCTTTTGTTAGGTTCTTTAATACCTTTTTTTGCTATTTCAGTTTTATAAATCAAATCTTTTGCAGCGTTTGGATTGTTAGGATCAATTTTTCTATCGTCTTTTAACAAATAGGTTTTTCTTTGCCAATAGTGATTGCAATTGACACCACCTTTGTACTTAAATAAGTTGTAACTGTTGCCATCTTTAGGATTAAATTCTTTATTCCCTTGAAACTCTCTGTCTAAATCTTCTTTACGATAAACCCTTTTAGCACGAACCATTTTCTTGCAGAACTCTCTAGAATTATCTTTTACAGAAAGCGGTGCATATTGGTAACGGACTAAATATTTATAACCTTCTTTTGTTTCTCCATCCAACTTACTAGGAGCTGTTGCCCTTCCTTTTGGCACAGAAGCCATCTGAATTTGCTTGTCTAGGTTTTCTTCATCGTCATAGTCAACTGCCCTTTCATCAACTAATTCATAGCCTAATTCAAAAAGCGTTTTTTCATTATCTCCTAAATCATTGACAAGCTCCTCTGTATGAACATCAACATCACTTGAAAGCTTTTGCCCTGTTTCTTCTTCTTTTTGTTCTTGAGTCACTAGAGTTTCATCTGTAAATTCTATGGGTGTTAAAGTCTGAACGTATATTTTTAGAGCAATACCATTAACAGCAAGTATATCGTCAATCGCATCAATGATGTCGTTTTGATATGGTCTTATAACCACATTTTCAAATAAATTGTGTGCATTTTCTATCTCTTCAGAGTTGCTGCCTAATCCATTGTTGTTATCTCTAATCCCTACAAGTAGAGGAGAAGTGATTCTGTGTGCTAAAAGAAGCTTTCTAGTGCATTCTTCTGCTATGTACTGATAAACATCTGCTGCATCACTTACTGAAATGTCTTCAATTGTTGTTTTATTCTCTGGAGAATCACTAAAAGAAACAATTACTTTCTCGCCATTAGCACCTGTGAGCTTATTCATGATCTCTGATTTAATCATTTGCTGCTTCTCAGTTGTAGGCACGCCATTTGTAAAGCTTACTAGCTTAGTTCCAGAAAAAGAATTTGTCACTTCATTCACTAAATACTCAGAAATTTCGCATTCTAGTTTACTGTAATTTATCGCACCAATATAATCTGGTGGAGAATAGTAATGCATTGAAGGAATATGCCTTCTTATAATGTATATTTCATTCTTTGCTCCAGAGCCAAAGACAGGAATTCTTGTAAGCTTATCGCCTTCCTGGTATTCGTCCCACTTAGGGAAGTAGTAATAAGCGTTTATAACGCCCTTATGGTCGCATTTCTCAGCTCTTAATGTCTCTCTATTGAAGTGGGTTACCTTATCGACTTTAGAGCCTTTATAAGTCACTTGAAAGGCTGCTTCTCCGAGTAGCTTATAATCTAAACAGACACGCTTTAAATCTTTAGCTTTAAATAGCTTTTTAAAAGCAGCGAATTCATCTGGTCTTCTACTAGAATCTAAAGCATCGAAGCCTTTACCATATATTTGACCTACAACACCTGTTATGATGCTGTTAGTAGTAGGGGAGTTTAAGTAGGCATCGATTAACTCTGTGTAGAAGTCATTGTCGTCTCCAAAAGCCACAAAATCGCTGTGTGGGTCTTCATAGACCTCTGGAGTTTTGTAAGCCTCTAGATTAAGTATGTGAAAATCGCTATTCATAAACTAAATAATCATTAGCAGCAGTTGGATTTTGCACAAACTTGCCTGTGTTAGGAGAATAGGTACTTACAGTCTGATCTGTTCCAAAAATCTTATCTCTATATAAAACCTCTGAAGTTGCTGTATTTGTAACCTCTAAAATGTATGTAATGTCTTTTGCAGCATCTAAACCTAGATTTGCTGTATATGAGTAATAGTACTTTACAGGAGTCAAAGAACTGACTGTTGCATTATGTACTTCTGTGTTTTGCTCTTCGTTTGTTATCACTACTTTAAAAATATTTGAACCTGTTGGCGCATAGCTTCTAGGTATTATGTTTAATGTGTGGCTTGCTTGTGTTCTGTCCACTACTATCATTAGTCTATCTTAAAAGTTCCTGTCCCTATATTATAGATTTTGTTTTTCTTTAAAGATTTAAACTGATCTTCTGTCAAAGCTTCTCTTGCTTGTTCCTCAGTAGCATCATGCCACTCAAGTCTGTCGAAAGGTTTGAATATTATGTTTTTTTTCTTCATGTTTTGTTTTTATAATTGTTTTGAAGAGGGCAGCCATAAGCATACCCCCAAACAAAACACATTTTTAGGAGTTAGTCCCAACAGTTATTGTTGGCGAAGCACTACTCATTCCTGCGAATGGTGTTGCTGCTGTTGCTCCATTAATAAAGTCTGGTGGACTAGCTTCTTCTGCAAGAAACTCAATCGTGTATCCAGACATATCTCCTCTGCCATCGCCACTTGTCATCGTGGTTGAACTGACAGTCACACCATTTTCTCTTCCAAGTAAAAAGGCATTTAAGTTCCTGTCTTGGACAACTATTGAGTTGCGACCATAAGACAATAATTTTAATTGTGCCGAGTCATCTTTTGAAAGTTTTGGTAAAGTCACAGATAAGACAGTACTATAAAAAGTCGTGCCTGTATCTTTTGAAGTTGTCGCTGTGGTTGTAAAACTATTTCCTGCACCATTCAAATCGTATTTAAACGCTGTGAACGTCCCACTCATATTTGAAATAGCATCTGAAGAAATAGTAACAGTTCCGTATGGCGCAACTCCGTTTGTTATAAAAAGCGCAGAGATACCACCTTGAACATCATTACAATTGATTGCTCTACCTTTAGTCACTAAACATGCCATAAGTCTTTGATTTAAATACTAGGGGAGTTGCCCCCCCTTTGTATTGATTAATATTAAGAGTAAAGTACTATCTCACTACCTATTCCAAGTGCAACTGATGCTGAACCTCGAAGAATAACTCTTGAATTTTGACTTCCATTAATAGGGCCAAGATCAATTATTTCTGCTCTATTCATGTCGCTGAATAAAGAAGTTCCGAAAATCATATTTGATTTAGTTGTCGCTATCATATCAGTTGAAGTCATTCCTGGACAATGTCTTACTTTTGCTCCTAAGAAATTAAGCTCCTGTTGACCACCATACCAAGTCGAATACTTGCCGTCAAGACCTGTTGTTGATGGAGAACCATCTACAGCACCAAAACCGCCTAAACTTTGAACGTACTTGAAAAAGATGTCTGTTGGAGTATATATGTATAAATCTTGTTTTCCTTTTATGGTTGTAGGAATTGCATCAAAAACGCGAGAAAGTTCTGTTGTGACATTAGCAGCGGTCACGCCTGCTTTTGCTACATCAACAACATCTCCGTTTGCATTAGCTAAAACTTCAAATCCATCAAAAGGAATATCTCCTGCTGTTGTTCCAGACCAAATTGCTGTTTCCATTGATGCTGCTGTTTTTTGAACAACATGCTCAAGGATAAATTGTCCAAATGTTTGTGGCAATTTAGAATTAATTCCATTGAGCTCTAAACTTTGCCATTGATTGCGGAAATTTTTTGAACAAACTTCAAGATTTACTTGAATTTCTTTCGGCTCAATAACCACTTCACTCGTTGTCAAAGTACCTGTTGCATCGAAGTCGCAAGTACCTGGTTTAATTAAATTAGCATCCGAGCTTATAATCTGGATTACTTCTTTAAATTGTATATTGTCTCTGATGTCAATTGCTCCAGAGGCAAGTGTATCTCCGCTCAAAAGTGCTGCTGACAAATAGCCTTTAGCTGCCTTCCCACTGTAACTTGTGGTAATGTTCTGGGTAGTTCCTAATTCTACTTTCATTTTTTCTTTTTTTTATTTATTATATATTATGATTCAGATGCCCAAACACCGTCTCCACCTGTTAAGTACCATGATCCCGCTTCTATAGCTACTAGAGAACACCAATCGCCTTTGTTTGCTGTGGCTTTTGTGTTTATCCAATCTTTGTTTGCAACACCGCTAGATTGTATAGCAGCAACAGTTCCATGAATTGCATCCGCAGCATTAGGACTAATTGTAATGATATTGTTTCCGTCTGCTCCTGTGTTTCTGAATTTAAATTCCATTCCAACATTATTAGCATCGATTTTTGGAAGTGTTATCACTTTAGCATCTGTTGCGATGTTAAATTCGCCACCTGCTTGATTTGCATTAACGTCTTGAGTTACTGTCAAAGTCGTTTGCTTTGATCTAGCTCTTAGTACGTCATTACTTGTATTAATTGTATTTGACATTTTTTATATTTTATTTGTTGTAAATCATTTGTCTAATTCGACTCAGTTGATTGTTTTCTTGATGAGGCAAATTACTTTTTGGCTCAGATACAGCTTCTGGATTGTGAGCAATAGGCTCTGCAACTTCTGCTGACATCTCTACTTGTTCAACTTCTTTTTCTTTTTCTAAAAGGGTTTTAATCTCAGCAATCATAGATTTGACTTCATCAACTTCCTCTTTAGTTGCATATACAACTTGTGTAGATTCAGTTTTTGATTTTACTTTAGCTTCTTCAGCTTCAGCTTCCACTTCTTCTTCAGCTTGTTCTTCAACAACTTCTTCTTCAGCAGCCTCTTCTTTGATCTCATTAATTAAACCTTCTTCGATAACTGATAAGATTTTGCCATCTTCCATAGTGTATTCTCCAACAGGAAGGGCAATTTTTTCGCCTTCTTCTCCCACGATAAATACTTCTTTGTCTTTGACAAATTCTTCAGCCTCGATCTCCGTACCATTGTCCAACTTCATAGTCGCCAACTGTACTGTTTGTTCAGACAATTCTATTCCTAGAATGCCTTTTATTTGGTCTATAACTTCAAGTGCTTTCATTTATATTATTTTCTATACTATATATACGTTTGAGTTTAAAAAATCGGTCATATTTATAGACCTTTTTTATATTTTTCCAATTCCTTGTGCTATCATAGAGCCATCACAGCACTTAGAATCATAAGTTTTGCGGTCTCTACATAAACAACCACGCTTTCCACCTTTAGGAGATGTGCGACTTACTGTTTTTTGTTTCTTTCTAGGCATCTTTATCGTTATTATGTGATTCACAAGGCATAAACCAGGTCTTGTTTTCTAAATCATGGCTATGGAATCCAGAACATCCAAGACTTGCAGCCATTTCTTCTGCTTTTTCTTGTGTTGAATAGGCAAGGCGGTCATCTATGACAGCATAATCTTCATTGACTACCATTGTTTCTAGTTTTTGACTATTCATAGGAACACAATTAGGAACTTTACGCCCATTCTTAATTTTAAAACCTATCATTTCATAACCTGCATAACAAGGTTTTTTTAAATCTTCTTCTAACATATCTAATTCACGAAGTTTTGATCCTGCCCATCTAAGACCTGCTTTGCCACCCCACAATAAGTAAGAGATAGTTCCACAGGCTTTAGTATCCCCTTCATCATAGTATTCTCCTGCTCTTGATAGATAGCTAAACATTCTCTTGACAGTTTCAACAGTTATAGCTTCTTTTTTAGCTAATTGTTGCGCTCTTACTTTACCAACTTGTGTTGCACACTTATTGTTATTTTTTTCATTCAGATCAATTCCTCTTTTAGCATTATTAGATACAGCATCTGGATAATCAGAATATGACTCTAAATTTTCACTAGAGAGAAAGTCTTTTAATTCGTCTAAAAGCTCATTGGCTTCATCCTCTAGAGATTCATTCAAAGTTTTGTCTTTTGGTCTTGACATTTTATCTGAGAAATAAGCTTCTATTGAAAACCCTTTGACCTTTCCTTTTTTGACATATTCATTCCAAACTTCATCAGAATTCACTTTCATTGAAACCATCCAAGTTCCCATAGGAACATCCATTCCATAATGTCTAGACTTATCTTGTTCTGATTCTACAATCCAACTCTCCACCACAGTAAGACCTTCTAAGGCTACTTTATGCTCTAGAGTAGATTGAGATTGATTGCCTTTTATAAAAAACAACTCAGAGGCTTTTCTGACAGTATCTTTTGAGAAGAAAATGTAATATTCGTCTTCTTCATTTTTACGGAATATTGGTTTATTAGGAATAAGAGCTGCACCCATTAAGATTCGCTTTTCTTTGTCCTGTTCTGCAAACTTGACTTCCTGGTTTTTTAGGGCAATAAAGTCTTCTTCGATTGCAGGGTTTTCTACTACTGAAATGGCTGTGATACCATTGTCTTCGTTTTCTTCGTCTAGTATTAATTCTATTATTTTCATGTTTATCCTATTGATGCATTTTCTATTATATTTCTGTCTAGTGATTGTGCTGTTGATACATCTCCAGATGTGACAAAAGCTTTAATTGGTTTCTGACTTTCTCCACCTATGGTTTCTGCTAACTGATTAACAGGCGATGCCCCTACAATGTTAAAGTCTGGGGGTGCAGAAGGTATCGCAGCTCCACCGCCTCCACCACCACCAGAGACAGAAGGTTTTGATCCACTTACTATGCTTTTTATGGATTTTGCTCCAAAGGCTGCTGCTATTCCTGCTTGAATAAATGGATATGCAGGCCCAATAATTGGAATTGCTGTAATTGGAGAAGATTGTGCTGTTGTAAAGGCATTTTGAACACCTTTAACAGTCTCTCTAGTCACATCTGCAACTGCCATCGCCTTGCCTATTTTAGTGCCTTCTCCTGCGAGATTTGCTAGTCTCCCTAGTGTTGCATTGTCTTGTGCTATTGCAGCATCTTCTGCGGACTTTTTAATATCGTCATCTTTCTTCTGTGCATCGTCTTTTATTTTTTGAGATTTAGCAGCTAAGTCTTTTTCATTTTGTATTACTTCATCTTGCAGGTCTTTTTGTTCTTGTAGTAAAGAATTCGTGTTTGTGAGTTGTTCTGATCTTAAACCTGTGACTGTTTCTTGAACATCTATAAGAGATGTCTCAGCATTTATAAGTGCAATCTGTAAATCTAGATTTTCTTTATCTAGGTCTAAAGCAGCCTGAGCAGCATCGACTTGATCTTGAGCATTACCCATCATGACTTCTGCTTGTCTGTCTAAGACGTTACCTAATTCTTCATTAGCAGCAATTCTATCTTCTATTGACTGTGAAGTGTCATCTCTAATCTGTCTCTGAAGTTCTGCTTCTTGACTAAATTGCAACAAGAGTTTAGCGTTTTGTGCTTCAGCTAATTGTGCTTGTTTATTTAAATCAACTTGATTTTTAGCAGCTTTAAAAGTTTCTTTTGCATAGTCTCCAACTGCTTTTGTTGCTTTTTCAACTGATTTGTCTACACCTGTATAAACATCAACAACTTCGAGACCTGCTTGTTTTATAGTGTCAAAAGCACCAGAAAAATCTCCCTTGACAATTTTCATGAATGCTTTACCAAGTAATCCGAAGACTTCCATTAATTCATTGAACCTATCGATTGTTCCTTGAATTACTATATCTTTTAATTCGGTAAAAGTAGGCAATGAAAAATCTGTTACAAAACTTACTAAATCATTAAAAGCTTTTTGCAAGAAATTAGCTCCCACAGCCATAGCATCCATCACTCTCTGATTACCCATGAATAGCTCCATGAGTTTTTCAAAGATGACTGCACCTGCTTTAAAAAGTCCACCTGTTAAAACAGCACCGACTCCTGTGACTGCTTTTTTAATACCCCCTAGTCCTTTACTAGCTTTTTTTGATTCGTCTTTTATATCGACTAATTCAGTTGTAACATCTTGCAAGTCTTTCCTAAGACTGCCAAACTCGGCTTTTAAATTAACCTTAACTTCTTCTGCCATTTCTTAATAGTGTTAAATGAATTAACTCATTCATTGATTCTGGTATTTTGTTTCTCCCTAATGCTATCCTAGATAACTCTCCTAAATTCTTAGTGTCATCTTTTACAAATTCTAGCATTTCTAATATGTTCTTTATCATGATGTACTTTGTAAATCTGCAACTGTAAATGCTAATCCTAAAGAGCCACCACTAACTATACTCCCTGTGACTGTACCGCCTTTAATCATTACAATAGGATAAGCGTTTAAATACATATGATATTTGACAAAGGCGTTTGTTTTATTACTCATATTAAACACAGCAGAAAAATCTGCTCCAAATCTATTTACTGCTTTGAAAGTATGTGATACAGGATAATAAGTACCTGCTGTTGGATTAGCAACACTTGACAACCATTCAACTATTTCTTTGACTGCTGTTTCGTTTGGTTGTATAACATTTGAAATAGTAAATCCATCTTGGTCTTCAGCACCATATACTGTAAAATTATTTTTTGTTAAGTTATGCTGTGGCGAGCCTGCACTCATGTAGCCTTGTGTTCCAACAATACCATAGAGATTCTCTCCACTTGCATTATTATATTGAGTAACTGCTGAAGCGACAGTCTTTGCTATTACTAGGCTACTAATTGCATCTGCTTTATCGTTTTGGACTGTCGTGTTTGTCCTTGCATAAAAACGATAATAAATAGTAGCAGGGTCAGTCAATCCTGCTTTTTTGTAAATGCTTTTTATAGGCACATTTAAAACAGCTAGAGAAGGTGTAAAAGGAACGACTGTGACATCTCCAAAAGCTTTCAAAGTATCAATGTCATTTGTAGAGCTTAGATTTGTTAAAGATGTAGAATACAAATATCCGTATTCATCTAGTCTATCTGTGTCTCCTACTTTCCCTAGTGCAGTTATTTGATGACTAAAGAAAACTTCTGTTGTTGTAGAAACAGGAATCTGATCTGTATCGATTGTCGGAGCTATAACCTTCAGACTTGTATTTGTAAATTGACTCACAGGATTATTAACAGAAGCTGTTGGAACACCTGTGTTTGTGTTTGGAATAGTAAAGTCTAAGTCACACGCTGCATCGACAGTAATGTCAACACTATCTACACTAATTAAGGTTGTGTCTATTGTCAAGCAGTTGTTTTCTATTGCTTTAAGTGTTCTAAATACAGGTGCTTCAAATATGTTTGTCAGTTCTAGACTGCTTTGTTCTGTTTCAAAGTTTGTGGAGATTTTGTTAATCCTATATTCGTTATTATTAAGAATAAATTTATCCGCTAGATTTAGATTGTATATTATATTCATAGGCAGATAAGCCTTAACGCTTGTTAGCCTTTTTCTGACATCAAACATATCGTCCACATAATTTTTATAATATGTGTTGAATAAAGTTTTGGGATTTACCTGTCTTGAGAATTCATCAAATTCTGCATTAAAATTTATGCTTTGTTTACCAACTAAAAATGTGCTTCCTGTCGATTCACAGTTTAAAGGGATGTATGGATTAGCTACTGAAACCCCTGCACTCTTTGTAAGGTTTAACGCTCTGATCGTTGCAGTAGATTTTGCAGCATAAAACAAAAGGGGTTTTCCTAGATATGCGCTTTGCGATTCGTTTACAGAATATCCATACTGAACACCGCTATCTGTTGCAGTTAATACACTATTATTTGTAAGGTATAAATGCTCATATTTAAAATGTTCAAAGGGAACTTCTATGTCATAGACTTTGCCATCGTATTTCTCTGGAGCGTTATAGTATAAAGCACCCCATTCTGTATTGAATTTTTCTTTGTGGTTGTTTGCTAGAAAACTCCCTGTCCCTTCAAACCTAAAATCTATCTCTTTAAAAGGCAAAACTGAATCAGTCACAGTTTCAGTTTTATCGACAAAGGGTGTGATGTCATGAAAAACTGTGCTGCTCGCATAGAACTCATCTAGAGTCTGTACTTGGACAATTCCTGCTTCGTCTTCAAAAGCAGTTAGATTAAACATTTTAAATATTCCTGTTAGTAGGTCTAAGACCTTAATGTCTGGTACAAACTGTGTAGCTGAAACAGGATTGTCAGTTGTCTTGGCTGCACTTGCTGTAAATTCAATGTCCTTTCTTCTTCCACCTGTTCTTAAACTCTTAATAAAATGAGTTATAGTCAGCGCATAACTTGATATGGCATCTGTCTCTATAAAAAATGTATAAACGCCATCTCCTATTCTTAAAAACTGATCTCTTTTTAAACTAGAGCTTTGACCTAGTTCTGTTGTCCCTGTAAGTCCATCAAAGCGTTGAAACTCTTCTCCATCTTTTTTAATTACTAGACTATAGCCTGCGCTTCCAGAAGGAACAACTTTAACATTCAAGGCTCTCTCTATTTTATTAACAGGAATGTTATCAAATATTCTGTGCTTTCTTATGTCATCAAGTTTAGTTTCAAAACTCGCATTTTTAAATCCTGTGAAAAAACTTCCAAGACCCATTGTTTTGTCCTTGCTTGTAACTGTAAATCCAGAAGCCTGGTGTTGTGCATCTTGATCTTGGAACAGTTCGCCTTCTTTATTGTGAAGCCACATATACAGACCAGAGAAAGCAGTATTTGTTTCATTAAAAAAGTCAGTACTGAAAGTGATGCCATATTCTATTTCTATGGCTTTTATAATTGCAATTAATCTAAGTGCAGGTTTTAACTGTTTAAATGGAACTCCATAGTTTGTTGATGTTCCTGCTGTGGGGTTTATGTTTTTTAATGTGTCAGCATTTACAACAGCAGAGTTGCTGTCAAAAATCAGTCTATCTGTGTGTGTGATTAAAGGAATAATGACTGCATCGGTTACTGTTCCACCTGTACTAAACACATCAAGACCATTCGACATATAGGCTGCAATATTTGTGTCGTTGTAGTCAAAGCTGTAATCTTTTAAATGACTAAGAGCTGCAAGTTTATCTTCTCCGACTAGGTCTTTTAGATTTATTGTGTTGCCGAAAAATGTAAGCTTGTATGTGTGTGGTTCATTGTTTTTTAACTGTACGCCTTCAAGTTTTATCTTTCCTTTTTTAAAAAGCTTATAATTTAAGAACAGTTCTGAAGCTGTTTTTTTTCTAGCATCAAAACCATCAATATTAAAATTGTAAAAATGCTTGAAAATTTTGTTATTGTTTTTAGATGCAGGAACATTAAAAGTTTGTGTAAAAGGAACAAACACCTTTTGTATATCTTTTATGTCCTGGATTGATTGTGTTAGTACAACACTTTCATCTTTGAACAAATCAAGTTGCTGTGA